AGCAGATGCCGAAAAAATTTCAGGTATCCATTACGATATAAGTAGTCTAAGCGATGTTTATAATGCAATCCATGTAGTACAACAAAAAATGGGTGTTACAGGCACAACGGCTCAGGAGGCTGCTAAAACTATTTCTGGCTCAGCTCACGCCACTAAAAGTGCATGGCAAAATGTCCTGACAGCTATAGGCACAGGGGCCGATTTAACGCCTTTAATTAACAATTTGGTAGATAGTTTAGGAAATCTAGTAAATAATTTATCGCCCGTAGTTAAAAATGTTGTAAAAGGGCTAGGAACGTTAGCATCAGGCCTTTTAACCACTGTAGTCCCAAATTTAATACAGACTATACCTCCTTTAATTGCAGAGTCTGTTCCTCTTTTAACGGCGGCTCTACAAAATGCGTTAGACGCGGTGTTAGCAGTTTTACCTTCTGTTATTGACGCTTTGTCCGGGCTTATACCACAAATTGTGGGTATGTTAATTAGCATGCTTCCAAAATTGATAGAAGTTGGCATGAAAATGTTAGTTTCATTAGTTGATGGTATAACGCGGGCTTTGCCGCAGTTGATTTCTATGTTGCCAAAAATAATAATTGACTTAGTTAACACACTGTTAAAAGGCGGACCACAATTGGCTAAAGCTGGTCTTGATTTAATTTTAGCACTAGCTGTTGGAATAGTTGATGCTATACCACAACTAGTGGATATGTTGCCTCAAGTGATAGAAGCGTTTGTTAATGGGATTATTACAAATTTAACAAATGTTATCGAAACTGGTATAAAAATAATTTTTGCTTTAATTAACGGTTTAATAAAAGCCATTCCTTCGCTTGATATGGCTATCCCAAAAATTATTATTGCAATTGTCGATGCTTTAATAAAAGCCTTGCCGCAAATAATTGTTTCGGGTGTACAAATTGTCGGGGCTTTAATACAAGGTGTTTTTTCAATGTATGGTTCATTAGGACAAGCTGCATGGAACTTAGGCATGAAAATTTTACAAGCTTTATGGGAGTTTCCAGGAAAAGTTTTAGATATAGGCATAAATATTGTTAGAGGCCTATGGGATGGTATAACTAGTAGTTTTGACTGGATCAAAAATAAGATTTCCCAGTGGGTTGGTGACGTCTTTAATTTTATAAAACAACTTTTTGGCATAGCATCACCTTCTAAACTTTTTAGAGACGAAATCGGTGCTAACTTAGCTTTGGGTATTGGTGAGGGTTTTTCTTATGAAATGAAAAACGTTGAACAGGAAATGAAAAATGCACTTCCTACTAGCTTTGATGTAGAGACAAATTTAAATAATAAAAACAATTCTTTAAATGGCTCGGATATTACAAGCATTACGTATTTTGACGCCGTTAACGCCTTTAAAGAAGCTCTTTCTGATATGAATATAGAGCTTGATAATGAAAATATGGGCCGGTTTGTTCGTAAAACCGTGACTAAGGCTATTTACGCTTAAAGAAAGGAAATTTTAATGCCGTTTGTTATTTTAAATGGAAAAGATAGTGATAATGTGCCAGGATTATTAATTCAAAACGTGCCACCAATTTCTAAGCCCGAAATGCGTGTAAATACAGAGGAAATTGATGGCCGTGATGGCGATATTATGACTTACCTTGGCTATAAAGCTTATGATAAAAGTTTTGATATCGGGGTTTTAGATCCGTCTAAAATTGATGAAATTATCGGTTTTTTTGATTCTGAAGGCACTGTAATTTTTTCTAATGAACCTGATAAATATTACAATTACAAAATAATTAAACAAATAGACATGGAAAAATTATTACGTTTTAGAAGGGCAAAAATCACTATGCATGTTCAGCCGTTTAAATATTCTTTAACCGAAGATATTTTAAGATTTAAAGGCGCTAAAAATTTAATAAATGTGCCTGATTTTAAAGAAACTAGAAACGGATTAACGGCCATAGTTAGTGATAATTTATTAAATGTAACAGGCACAGCTACATCTCAAACATCTTTTTTAATACCTATAGAAAAACTAAATTTAAGCGCCGGAAATTATGTTTTTTACGCTTATGTTAATGGCACAGGAGCTAATAATTCAACTGTATCAGTTATAAATGGAGTTCCTACTACGGGCACTAGTTTTGGTGGTGAGCCTGTAGATATTTATGATAATGAATCCTCGAGTCTAAGTGCTAATATTTCATCTCTTAAAAGCTATAATTATTTTTACGTTAATATTCCAAGCGGCAATATTACAGATTTTTATTTATTTTTCTCCTTAAATAAAAAAGACGAAGAAAAGTTTAAAATAACAAATTCTGGTAATATCAATTCACAACCCATAATGGAAATTTTTGGCATTGGCGATATAACAATAAATTTAAACTCTAAACGTATGTTTAATATAAATTTGGGGCTTGACCGTTATATAACAATTGATACACAGGAACTTGAAGCTAGAAAAGGCGATACACTTAAAAATCGCTTAGTAACAGGTGATTATGATAATTTTAAATTAAAGCCCGGTGTAAACGTCATAAATTATACGGGCATGGTCTATCATATAAATTTTAAAAATTATTCGCGTTGGCTATAAAAATAAAAAGGAGGTAAACATGGCAAATTACATCACTAAAAACCTACAAATGGTCGTGGGCGATACTGAAAGTTTCGGCTTTGAACTTAGTGATAGTCAAGGCGGCACAATAACTTTAAACACCGCGTATTTTTCATGTAAAAATAATGCTCAGGATTCTACTTATGTTTTCCAAAAAAGCTTAAATAACGGCATAACAGCTGCTGGAAACAATCAATTTATTGTACGTATTGCTCCTGAAGATACGGCTTTATTAAATCCAGGACAATATTGGTATGATTTGGAAATCGGTGTTAATGATGATATTTTTACTATTTTTAGAGGAGTACTAGAGCTAGTGCCTGAAATTACAGACCTAAATTCTATAGTTTATACGAGCGTTGAGTGGGGTAATATAACCGGAACTTTAAGCGATCAAACAGATTTACAAAATGCTTTAAATGCTAAGGTTAATACATCAAGCCTTTCGGCTGTTGCAACGAGTGGCTCGTATACAGATTTATCTAATAAACCTTCAATTCCTAGTAAAACAAGCGATTTAACTAACGATAGTAATTTTGTTGTAAGTACAGACCTTGCGACCGTCGCAACGACGGGTAATTATTCTGATTTATTTCAAAGGCCAACAGAAATTGCAGATTTTGGAGGGCAGTTGCCTGTTTCTAGAATTTCAGGAGTTTTACCTGTAATTAACGGTGGAACGGGTGCTAATGATGGTAATATTCCAAGAAGATTTACACTTTATGAAAATAATTCAACTGGTGCAACTACTGATTTTTCTTTAAGTGATAATATTACGAATTATCAAAAAATCGGCGTTGCATTTACTGATCCTACAAAAACAGAAAGACAGGGTTATACAGAATTTTGTATTTTTGAAAGCGTTAGTTCGTATGAAATAAATTTAACTTTAAGTTTATACGGCGGTCCTACTGCTATTGCTTTTTTACTTTCACAATGGACTTTTTCAGGGGCAGCGGCAACTTTTGTAAGTAAAAGAATGTATAGAGTGCAAAGTTCTTTTTCCACCGAAGACAAAGGAACATCAATTATGGCTGTTTATGGCTACAAATATTAAAAAAGGAGGTAAAAAATGAAAGCTAAAATAATCATGCTCAAAGGCGAAAAAGGCGAGCCCGGTGGCTCAACGTGGGGCAATATTTCGGGCACATTATCAAGTCAAATAGATTTAAATACTGCTCTAAATGAAAAAGCTAATATATCAGATCTTGGTGCTGTGGCTTTTTCTAATAGTTATGATGATTTAAACGATAAGCCAACTTATGCTACAGTTGCTACGACAGGCTCATATAACGATTTAATTAATAAACCTACAATTCCAACAAAAACAAGCGATTTAACAAATGACAGTAGTTTTTTAACACCAACGACGCTTGTAAATTATATTTACCCTATAGGCTCGTATTATTGGAGCTCAAATAGTACAAACCCGGGCACAATTTTTGGCGGCACGTGGGAGCAAATTAAAGATAAATTTGTTTTAGCCGTTGGAGACACTTATACAGAAGTAAATATTACAGGTGGTGAAGCGACGCATACTTTAACAGTTAATGAAATACCTAGTCATAGGCATGTCACTGGCCCAAGCAATCTTTCTGCTTATGGGGGTGGCTTAGCAGATATTAAACAAGAGGCAAATGCCGGTTGGAAAACGAATTTAGATCAAATAAACACAGGATATACTGGCGGTGGCCAAGCGCACAATAACATGCCACCATATATAACCGCTTATTGTTTTCATAGAACTGCTTAAAACCTAAAGTTTTAGGAGATCTTAAATGATTAAACTTTTTAAATCTACAGATTTAACCTTTGACAGCAACGGCGATAAAATTATAAACGCAACTAAAGCTATTGTTCATAAAGAAGACAATGGCGATTTTTATCTAGATTTTGAGTGTGATCTATCTTACATAAACGATATCGTAGAAAATAATATTTTAGTTGCAAACACGCCACAAGGCGATCAGGCTTTTAGAATTGGCAATGTTTCTAAGACAAAATATAAAATTTTAACTAAAGCTAAACACGTTTTTTACGACTCACAGAATTATTTAATTGCTGACTCATACGTTGTCGATAAAGACTGTGCCGGAGCAATGTATCATTTAAACGCGGCAACGGAGCCGGCAAGTCCGTTTGCAACTTTTTCGGATATTACTGCCGTCGGCTCTTTTAGGTGTGTTAGAAAATCTTTATACGAAGCTCTTAAAACCGTACAGGAACGTTGGGGTGGACACTTTATTCGTGATAACTTTTCTATCGGCCTTAGAAGCGAAATAGGATCCGATTCTGACGTTGTTGTGCGTTATAGAAAAAATATCCAAGATATAACATGTGAGGAAAATTGGGATGATGTCGTAACAAAGTTATTGCCCGTAGGAAAAGACGGAATTTTATTAAATAAACTCGACCCTAACAGAAGTGTTTATTTGACAGCAGCTAAGCAATACGACGTGCCTTTTACTAAAACTGTTTCATTTAACCAAGACAACATAAGTGAGGAGGATTTTACCGACGAGGAGGGCGTCTTAGATGAAGTGGCATATTACACAGCTTTAGTCGAAGATCTAGAGCGTCAAGGTGAGGAGTACTTGCTTGAAAATTCAGTGCCTAAAATAAGCTACACTTTAAAGGCAAATCTAGACACAATAACCGACATAGGCGATAAAATTAAAGTAATACATGAACCGTTAAATCTAAGTTTAACAGCGACCGTTATAGCTTATGACTATAATTGCATCTTAAAAAAATATACAGAGCTTAGCTTTGGAAATTTTGGTAAAACTTTAACCGGACTTTTAAGCAATATTACACAAGCAACAAACGAAGCTATAACGGAGCAGACAAATTACCTTCAAACTGCTTTTTCCAACGAAATAGATGCCTCGGTTGGTGAAGTTTGGGATCTTTTAGACGGCTCGTATGTTGTTTATCAAGGAGAAAAAATTCTAGTTGTAGATTCACTACCAAAGGAAGATGCTATTAACGTTTTAAAGATCGATAAAAATGGCGTCTCTTTAAGTAACAACGGCATACATGGAATTTTTTATAACGTTTGGAATATAGACGGGTCCTATGATTTTACGCCTTTTAATTATATAAAATGGGGTGTTATGGACCTTGGAAAAGCTAATAATTCAGGCGGCAAAATAAAACTTTTTAGCAGTGCAAATGAGCTTTTTGCGGAGTTTTCACAAAATGGCGTAAAACTTTATTGTAAAAATAAAACTTATGTTACATGTAATAAAGACTACGTTTTTGCAGTTTATAATAAAAACGATAATTTACTTTTTTCTTTAAGCAGCGATAAATTTATCGCTAAAAATGCAGCTGTAAAAAATGAGCTCTTTTTGGGCGAAAAATTAAGATTTTCTGTAAATTCAAATGGCGTTGGAATTTACACTGGAGGATAATTTGGCAAATTTATTAATAAGTCTAAGTTCAAAAACTGAAACAGATATTACCGTTAATTGGACATGCGATGAAAAGCTAGATAAATTATGGTACTCAACTGATAATGGCTTGAATTTTACTGAAAGCTATGGCTCTGGAAACGAAGGCGCTGTTTCAATTTACAATTTAAATCAGGCTACAATTTATAAAATAATACTTAAAGGCCGCGTTTTAAACTCACAGGAAATAACATATTCTGCGGTTTTAGAGATTGAAACATACAATTTTCCTTTTTGTAATTATGCACCAGATTTTACCATCGGTGAGAGGCTTTCTCTGCTTTTTTATAACCCGCTAAAAAGAGAAATAACTGTTAATCTAATTGGCGCTGATGGCAGCATTATAAGCAACGACACAATAAATACTACGTATTTAACCGGCTTTATAGATGCTGTAACGATCGATAGACTCTATGCAAGTATACCAAACACGCCTCAAGCTAATTATTTGGTTAAAGTAACATGTGAAGACAACGCACCGATAACGATAGTTGGAGGCGTTTACAGCGTAAATGAAGACGAATGTAAACCTACACTTTTAGAAGTTTCATATGAAGACACAACAGCAAGCACAATTGCTTTAACAGGCAATAATCAGTACCTAGTCAGAAATAAATCTGTGCCTTCGTTTACAGCCACAGGTATAAGCGCTTTAAAGCACGCAACAATTTCTAGTGTTAAAGTTAATTTAAACGAGGTAGAAACACCGCTAACGTTAAGCGGAACAACGGCTAGCGGGCTTGGCACAGTAGTTAACTCGGCTGTATCTATCTATGCAAATTTTATCGTGACAGATAGTCGAGGAATAACGACTAAAAAAGAAAAGCTAGTAAATATTTATGACTGGTTTGAACCAGAAGCTTTAATCACTTTAGAAAGAAAAACTAGTAACACGGGCTCTATAACGGTTGATGCAAATTATGCATTAATCGGTGGGCATAACACGTTAAATATTAACGGATACATAAAAAAGACAAGTGAGTCCGAATTTACGAGCATAGGTTCTATTACAAGTGATGTAGAAAAGACTTTTAGTGTCGATGAAAATTATGACTACGATGTAAAAGTAGAATTAATTGATGCTTTAAACAGCACTACAATTTATTATCTTACATTACCTCGATATACACCTCTAATGTACTTCGATGCTAATAAATATTCAGTGGGTGTAAATTGTTTTCCAAATAATAACCAGACGTTAGAAATAAAAAACGAAGACATATATTCCTCGCTTTTCTAT